CCAATATGCTGCACTCATCTTGCCCTTGGCAATATTTTCAGAATGGCGGGACTTAAATGATTCACGCCTTGCTTTGTCGGCCTTGGATTCTCCCTCACGCTTTGGTGAACCAGACACGCCCTGTTGACCAAAACGAATCAGCTTTACTTCATCACCAGCCTTTGCCACAACCACATGGCTTTTGCTTGGATGGCTTGGAGTACGTTTGGGTTTGTTGAAACCCTCAACGCCAGCACGGATTAAGCGAGAGTCTTTCATCTGTAACTCTTAATCTTTTCAGCAATCTTTTTGGGTTGCTTGGCAAACTGTTTGCCAGCTTTAGTAGCCTCACGCTTTGCCCGAGTCGTTGCTGCATATTCTGCTGGTGTCAAGGCTTTGATGGCTTTGGCAGGCAGATACCTCTCGCCTGTTTCAGACGATGGTTTTCCCGACTTGGTGCGCCAATCCTGCTCACCCCAATCTTTCAGGCTTTTTTGTGGGGCTTTCATTTGTAACCACCACCTTTTTTCTTGTACTCTACCGCCAGCAGTTGGGCTTTACGGGCTGACCATTCGTTTGGGTCACCGCCCTTTGTCCCTGCCTTGATTTTCTCAAACAGGGCTTTCCGCATGGTTGGCTTCGTGTAGTTGCCAGCCGCATTGACAGAGGACTTGGGCTTCGTTGCCATTACGCAATCCTGTACCAAGAGTTTGTAGGTTGGTAAAAACGGATGCGGAAAAAGTCTTCTGCTGCCAATGTTGCTGGGTCACCATATGCAGTCGTTGCACCATTGAGCGCAAGTGTAAAAGCAGTGATCTGCTGAGTTGTCGTAATTAATACCTCAGTGCCATCAGGCGTTTGCGTGTTCAATGGCAATGTGACTGTGCCAGTTGCCAATGTAGCGGCAGGTTGAATCAACATCCACTGTTGTTGCGCCACTGGCGTTGGCACTGCAATGTTAAAACCAGTGCCTGGAGTGAACAAATTTGTCGCCAGTGTAGGCGAGGCAAAACTCTGCTGAAAGAACGTCAGCAAAGAACCAATCGAGGTTCTGCGAGCATCCCCATTATTGGGTGAATAAACAGGCAGTTGGTCGCCACTTGATATGGGACTAAGTAGCGGAAGCTGGTTGATTGTTGGCATGATTATCCTCAGTAATATTCGATAGGCCCATCAGGGCCAGCATCAACAGGGCTATATGGTGGGCGTACAAACGGATTATCGTACACACGCCAAGGCTTGTTGCCAGCGCCAGCAGGTGTGGTTGCTGGGAGTTGTTTCTCTAACGGGAATGTCGCACGTTGAAGCAAAATATCGTAACCCTGCTTGGCAGTGGCTTTTGTCTCAGGCATCACCATCTTGCCGTAACTTGGGGCAAGCCTAATGCCTAGACTGCAAATGATGGCCTCGTAAGCCGAATCAGGAACTTCAGTCTGTTGGTCAAGATCGCTAAATTGTGGGCTTGAGGGTATTGGATAACCCAAACGGATGCCCTTGGCGTTCCAATCTGCCATCATCGCATCGAGTCTACGCAAAGCAGATTCAATCTGCTCGGGACTCAGGTCAAACACATATGATGCAAGACCGATTTCCTCAAAGGCAGCCGTCACGAATTGGCGCTTGCTGTATCCCATGATTCGGCCTCCATAGCCTGATTGATGCGATTGAGCAGAGTTTCATCTGACCAACGCTTGTCCACTTTAAGGCTGATTTTATCAGCTTGCTCCAACATTTCATCACGAGTTGGCTTTGCAGTTTCATCAACAACGTCAATAACGTCTATAACCTGTGCAGCACCAATCGGTGATGGATAGCAGACTTTGTTTAGCTTGCGTTCGATGGCTTGCTCTTTTTTGAGTTTGCGCTTTTGCAAACGCAACTCCCGCCACGGGGCGAGAGTCTTGTTTTTAATAATTGCTGCTGACTTAATCATTTCTTTTTCATTGGTGCTTTGCTAGGCTTACCAGCGGCTTTTGCCGACTTAGTAGCCATGCCAAGTGCCATTGCAACGGCTTGCTTTTGTGGCTTGCCAGCTTTCATTTCCATTTTGATATTCTTGGAAATTGTCTTGTCAGAATAACCTTTTCCCATTGGCATGATGCGCTCCTAAATAAAACAGGCCAACATCTCTGCTGGCCTGTCTGGGTTTAACCGCCGATACGATAGACAACAAATGTGTCAGCCGCAGTCTTACGGCAACGGAATCGTGCAGAAGCACCAGCCGTAGCAGCAGTAGCAGCAGCACCCACGATGGTCACACCTGTATTGACAGTGAGAGTCAAAGCAAATGCAGCCAAAGTAATTACGCTGAAGTCAAACGAATCACCGATTGCCCACTCAGTTGCCAGATCAAGGTTTGCACCTGTTGGCAACTGAATGTCACGGCTTGCTGTAGGGGTAGCAGTGATGATGCCTGTCAACACGTTGGCAGCAGTTGCCGCCATCGAGCCGCCATCAGCAATGTTGGCTGGCGCACCTTGAGGCTGCCAGTTGCCATTGTTGCTTATATCAGGAGCAACGCCCACCGAGTAGTAAGCGCCCGATGCACCAGCTTGAATAATCACGTTGGTGGCATTGGTGAATGCGCCTGAAACATAGGTGGTGTTGTCAACTGTTGTCAGCAAATCATTAGCTTCAGGAAAGTTGGGGAAACCAACTTCTTGAAACACTTGTGCTGGCGAGAAGGCCTGAACAGCGATTTTCTCGCCAGCAGGAACGGCAACAGTAGCTGTGCCTTGTGCAAAGATAACTTGATAGCTCATGGTCGCCCCCTATTAAGTCTGACCGAACAACAAAATACCAGACATTTCTGGCTGCTTATTCACCACGCCGAACAAAGTATCAAGGCGATACTTGGTTTTCATGGTATTCACATCGTACTGCTTCTGCATCACCAGTTCGATGCCCTGATCGGTGGAGGCTCGCATCACTGCGACACCAGCATCGGACGGGACAGCGTAACGACCAGGCAAAATCTCCAACGCATCTTTTTGCCAGAAGCAGTTGATAGGTGCAGTGACCGAGTTCAAGCGGGTCAAAGTTTCAGATGCGCCAGGTGTCACGATAACGTTCTGGTATTGCAACTCGGCATCAGTTCCACCTTGTGCGGAAATAATTGGAGGTGTGATAACGCAAGTGGTTGCGTTTGTGATGCTCACCACACGGAAAGTCTTGGCAAAGCCAGTACCTTGCTTGGTGATGTGATGCACAGCCTCAACGCCTCCAATCTGGAACGGTGTACCCACTCGCAGATCAGCTGTCGATGTGACAGTGATGGTCTGGAAGCGGTTGTCAACGTTCTGAGTCTCGCCTGTTGTTGCAGTAGAAGTGGCAACGGGAACATAGTAGTTGTTTGCCGCAGCCAAGGTAGACATAGTGGTATTAGAACCAGTACGTGCAGCCAAACGGTTTGCGTAATCCAACTTGTATGTCTCAAAGCCTGCGACCATACCAACAAAAGAACGCTCAAAAGCGGTGTTGGACTTAGTGCCAGCGAAACTACGTGACACAGATGCGCCACCAGTACCACCAGCGATGTTGCCAGCGATGCCGTTGTAGTCACGGCTTGACAAAGCCAAGTAACGGTCAAAAGACTGAACGCCTTGCTCGTTCATAATGCTGTCGCACAAAGCCACATCATCATAATCACCAGCTGCGGTGTTGACAGTCACAACCAAAGAACCTTGGGCAGCAGCCACGTTCATAATGGCGATGTTGATGTCAGAAGCAAGTTTTTGCTTGGCGGCTTCGCCCAAACGACCTTCTTGCAAGGCATCACGCAGTTCCAAAGCATCCAGAATGAACGGCACAGACTTTTGAAAGCCAAGTGTCGCAGGTACTGAAAGCTGTGTGTAAGCTGTAAAGTTGTTAGTCTGATCCATGCCATCATACGATTGTGCGATGTAAGGCTGGGGACGGTAGATCACGTTGTTGGTGCGTTCCATCATCGAGCCATCAGTGTTATAGATGGACACGTTGCGGGATAAAACCAATGCGTCATTAAAACCTTCGAGGATGTCCTCAAAGGCAACACGCTCTTCTTTGCTGAATGAGTTGCTCATTTCATGCTCCTATAAAAAAATTACTTAGATGCTGATCGTTTCTGCGATTTGTACTGAATGACTTTCGTCATGTTGCCAGTACGGGCCGCTTCTTCTCTCAGCCGTTCAAGGGTTGAGTCCACCGCACCAGATGATCTTCCAGTTCCTGAAACGATACGCTCGGGTGCGGGTGCTGCTCTGCGGTTTGTAACTTTCAATTCTTTCTCCAGTTTTGCTACCGCAAAGGCAAACTTTACGGGGTCTGTGATTTCTGCCAACTCTTTAGCCTTCTTTGCGTTCTTACCAAGTGCGTAAACAACCAGTGCTGGGTTTTCAGCCCCTTGAAGAATAACGCCCTGCTGGGTGATTGAAAAGACTTCCTGAGCAATAGCTTCGGCATCTTCGTAATCCCTGACTCGCAACTCAGCTTTCGCTTTGCCGTAGCCATCCAACTTGGCTTGCCATGCTTTTTGCTGATTCATAACTTCAGCTTCTTGCTTGGCGTTTGACTCATCGGCTTGTCGCTTGCGCTCAAACCAAGAAGTCAGTGCTTCTTCGTATCTGTCAGCGTCATAGTCGTGGTCTTCTAGCTTTGGCTTCGCTCCAATGGCAACTGGTTTGTTCTCAGTTGGCTGGACTTGCAGCTTGCTTTGCAGTTCACGGTTCTGGCGTTG